TCTTGGCTATACACTCGTAGATATCAAATTGGGGCGAGAGGACATATCGCAGTCTCTTCCAAAGCTCTGTCATGGCTCGGCATCTCCCTCATATATGTACTTCAGGTCACCATTGGCCAGATACCGGACATTCTTTATCCGATGTTCTCCCGATTCTGGTGAGGATTGGATGGCCCCCCATTGAGAAACCATGATCCACCTTTTGTCTCCGGCATTACTGTCAGGTTTAATCACATTGGGGGAATCCTCATTAATAGCTGAGTCAGCATCCAGAGTATAAACATAAAAATTACTTGAGGTAACTACCAGAGCAGCATCCTGGTCAGCAAGGTCATCGCCGTCTATGACATCAAGGGCTCCTGACTCTCCTCCAGTAAGAGATGTACGCCAGTAAATATTATTTATCATTTATCCTTCAATTCAGCCCGTTCCTAGAATAGACCATCCAGCCCCTATTCTCATCTTGTAGATACCAAATAGGCGCCTTGTAAACCCAATAATTATCTCTGAGTATCTCTTCTACTTTATTCTGAGTCCTGAAATTCCAGCCGGGCAAACGAACCTCTATTACCTTCATTATCTTATGAAGAGGTAAACCTCGCCCTTCTTGGCATTCCCCGCCGCTGAAACATTGAGCGTAAGTTTCGAGTTTCCCATCACACCCAGAGAGCTCTCCTGGACATATTCAGTATCAGCCGTATCTCTGTTTGCTCCAGCTCCGCATAAAACATCCACCGAGTCCTCATCGGTAACGGTAATATCGTAGTTATCCGTAGGAGCATCGGTCCCGTCGGGCACGGTCACCAGCAAAAGCACTTTCCCTGAATACACCTCGTCGGTAGTATCACTAGCTGCTCCTCCGGCGGTGGATGTCCAGGCAAATTTTATCTTTTTTATCGTCCCCCAAACTTCCTCGGTAATTGTTACTGTTCCTGCCATCTATATCACCACTAGTTAATAGGGGCGAGTATGAAAGGCCCGCCCCCTTATTTTCTAGACCTTCCTATTTATGGTTATCTCCGCTCCAATCACGTAAATGGCATCCGAAGCGCCAGTCGTTCCCTCTATTTCCAAATAGTACTGTTTGTCCGTGGCAACAGTTGTGTCATCGCAGTTAACCGCCACATCGAAATTACCGTCGGCATCTTGTTGAGTCATTCCTCCGTTAGTTATGTCTGTAGTCGTCAGAGGGTCAGCCTTGTTCAATGAAACTAATTTACAATCCAGAGTGACAGTGTTAGCCTCGACAATATCACCTACCAGATTGTATGAAGCTATCTCATCCCCTACTTTCAGGAAATTGAGGGGGAGATATACCTTCTTGGAGGAAAGGGAAGCTCCTAGTTCTGCCCCACTTGCACCAGGTGTCCAATCAGTACCGGGATTGGGAAACTGGAACGCATTTACGTGGAAGACTTGACCATCCGAGTGCCCAGTTACCACAATGTCTCCATTCACGTCTATGCTGGTATCCGCTGTCAAATCCAAGTGCCCATCGTCTATGGCCTGGATGTGGATAGCAGAGTCCTTGAAGTAGATGGCCTTATCCTCGTCCAATTCTATCTCGACGGCCACCACATCTACCTTATGGTTCCCGGCATCAAATAAAACATAGCCGGAAGCATCGTCAAACCATTTGGTGTCGATGGCCTTTGTGCTTGAACCCAGCTCTATCGTGCCTGTGTCGTCAGCCGTGGGGACAATATTGAAAGAGTCACTATCCCAAGTCAGGGCAACATCGTCAGCATCTCCGAACTTGAGGATGTCTCCATCCTGCAGGGTGAGATCCCCGTCGTCCATGGTGAGGTCAACCCCGACACCCAACAGAGCATCGGCCGACTCATCAAAGAGCCAGTAGTCGCCGGATGTTTCGACGTAGAGTTTGAAGTCGAGCCCGGTATCATCCTCTCCGATGTAGAGCGTCCCGCCTGTGTTGTCTGGGTCTTCAATAAAATATAGATCCCCATCAGCCCACTTAGACTCTATCCTGGTTGCCCCGGCCCAGGCCGAACCGCAAATCAGTCCAATGAACAGTCCTGCGATAGTTATGTATTTGAGAATTTTCATTCTATTCACCTCTACTTTTGTTTGGGGGCTCCACGCATCATCTTGTCCTGGGGCGGAGCCCCTAGATGTCTCATGTAGTCACCTGGCTTGGCCCTCATAGCGAGTCCCCTTTTTAGGAACTCCTCCGCGTCCTCCAGGGGGATCTGCTCCCCGACGATAAGAACGCTATCCCTACGATAGCCCCGCCAGTCTTTCTTCAGTCTAATCCTCATCAGGTGATTACCGTCCCCAGATTAGCATGCGCGTATCGAGGTTCGGACAGAATCGCCACAATACAGGCATACTGAGGGTCATCGGTATCTTCGGTCACCTTGACCCGGACGTACTCGTATCCGGCCGCGCCCGCCTCGATGTCCGCTGCATCCACCTCGATAATGTGGTACTGGTTGGCGGTGGAGGCGGTCATGGCATAGCCGGATGAGGTCGCATCGGTCAGGTCTCCGTAAGTATCACCAGAAACCACCTTGCGATACCTGAAGGCTATGGCCGTGGTATGGCTCGGAGTTGTGTCGTCGCAAGCCTCGACGGTTATCACGCCATCGGCTGTGGTGGTTGCCCCGGTCACGATGATGAAGGTCACGTGATTGTAGGCTTCCATATTCACGATGTCGGAGGCTCCAGAGGTAGCGAAGACGTCCGCTGCGGGCGGCAGTCCGTTCACAACTTTATGTCTATCTGAGAAAATCATGTATGCTCACCTCGCTAGTTTGGTTCAAGGGGGAGGATTCACCTCCCCCGAATTTATCCTTATGTACGTGCAGCCAGCGTCACAAATGGACTCAAAGCATCGCTGGAATATCTCGGAGTAATTGCCGAGACCAGCCAGGGTTGCCCATCTGTGCGGAATACAAAACGGAACGCTGTCTGGTTGTAGTCAAACTTCAAGTGGATACTGGTATCGGACGTCAAACCCCGTCCTCTCTTTTCCCCTAAGAGATACTGAGACATGTCAAGCAGGTAAATATCCCCTGCATCCCCAAGAGTCTGGCAGTGCTCGCTGAAGTACAAGGGCCTACCCATAAGAGTCTTCTGGGGCTTGCCTGCGGCCTGCTGTCCAGGAGGTCCCTGGGGAAGCCACACCGCCGAGCCTCCGGTCCCGACCGCCAGATTCAACTGACCCAGCTGAGGGAGAGTATCCCTGTTTGCCAGGTAAATTGCATTGGCATCGGACTCGGAAGGAAGCCGAGCCTCCATCTTCAGAATGTTCTGATAATTGATGGTATCGGCCCCCTGGTTGGTCTCGCCGGAGACACTCACCAAGGCCGGGGCCTTCAGAACACCCAAAGGCTGCCCTGCACCAGTACCGTTCAGGAGCATATCGTCCATGGTCCAGGCTAAACCAGAAGTGAAGAGCTGGTTGAACAGGGGCTCCACACTGATAGGGGAGTCCTCCAGGAGTTGGTTGGTGGCATAGACCAAGCCGCACAGGTCGTGGAGATTCAGGTTGATTCTCCCGAACTTGGGCTTTGATGCGGTCTTCTCGCCTTCCTCGTCCACCCAGTAGAACTTGATGGCCCCGTAGATGTAGCCGCTGGAACGGTCAGTATCCTTGACGAAAGGAAGACTAATCCCGTTAGTGCTCATAGGGACGGTAGTACATCTTCCCATCAGAAGGGACTTCTCCAGGGCTTTACCCAAGAGCTTATCGGCATGCTCCCGTGGTACCAAGAACCCGCCTTCGCTGTCAACTGCGACGGACGCCCCGTCCCCTGCGGCCTTTGCCTCAAGATCCACCAACCGCTTGTCCCATTTCTGGGGCTGACCGGCGAATTTCTCGGCCTGGGCCACCGCCTGAGCGAACTCGGAGAAGTATTTAAAACCTCCAGTTCCGTCGTCCTTCTCGTTGCCGACCTGCTTTCCATCGCCTGCGGGCTTCTTGAGCTCCTCAAGGGTCTTCTCCATGTCCTCAATAAATCTTTTGTTCTCCTCGGTCAGGTTCTCAGTCGCACCCTTTATCGACTCCTCAATTAACTGTTTCAATTCCTCGGAAGTCATGTAAATTCACCACCTGTTTAAGTGTTGGTATTCTCGTTAAGCTCCTCTAGCAGCCCTTATCTCTGGTATCTCTCAAATACCTCCAAGGCCGTGCTGCCTGGTGGCTTGTCATAGTAGCTTGTCACAGCTTCCCCTTTCCCGTCAAAGAGCATTTTCCTGAAGTAGCCCATCCCGCTCGTCTGAATGAGACTAGGCGGGTAAGCACTATACTATCAATGGGCTATTTGATGGAGCCAGCCGGATTCGCACCGACGTCCTCGGTCCGGGGTTCACACCGTTTCGGAACTCCCCCCAGGTTCAAGTCGAACTATCTTTGGCCCCGTTACGGATCTGTAGGAATCATCTACTCTACCTTCCCCCTTGCTTTTTCTATTTCCTTTTTAAGCTCAATCTGCCCTCTGGTCATCTCGCTGGCTATTCCCTTGATGATCTCCTGGATCATCGTCTCTATGTCTTCAGGTCTGAACTCAAAATCTTTGTCTTTGTTTTTGTCGCCGGTTTTTGAGTCCTGCCCGCCATCTCCCGAATCCGAGCCCCTGATCATGTCAAGGTTTATCTCCTCCCGCTGGGGAGGCTCGGTAGCCTGCATCAAAGCATTCAGGGCCGTGATCGCCTCACCCATCTGGGTAATGCAGTTTTTGATGAGCTTCCTGTTCTTCTCGGAGAGGACACGGCCTTCTTTAATGGTTTTAAATTCCTCTTCTAGGCCATTTAATTGCCCAACTAATCCGTCGAACAACTCTCTTGTGATTTTTTGCTCTCTATCTGTCTCTGGCTGCTCATAGACTTCGGGGAATATTTGTTTTAGCTCTTCCTCCGTATACTCCCTGAATTCGGGAGGCTCCTTGTCGAACTGCCCATAATGCTTTTTAAGGTGATTATAGACTCCCTTTCTATCTCCTCCAGGGATGTTGGTTCCTCCCCTGGCTCCCAAAAGCGCCGCCATAGCCGCAGCCACCCCACGCCAGACTGCTGCGTGCCCGCTGGCCTTGTGGTGAGGAAGTTTATAGGAAGATTTTATATCGGGATTCTCGGAGTCGAACCAGGTGCACATTATCTTCAAATCCGAGACTTCTGCTTCCCTTACTTCCTTCGGCCCATCCCATTTTTCCTCCTCGGGAGCCTTTCCGGTGTCCCTGTACGGGATGACCCCTTTCTCCATGTCAGTCACCTCCCGTTCCAAATGCTCCTGTACCCACTTGTGATTCTCAATTGACTGGTCTATCTCTTTTCCATGCTCCTCCACCCACTTCTTCGCCTTTGCCATCGTCCAGTTGTAGGGTTCTCTCTTGTCGAATATATACGTCCGAACCTTCTTTATCTTCCCGCAGTACAGGGCCTTGATCCCCTGCTTTTTCGATATGTCTATAGTGGCCGTTACTTTGCAATCTCTCACAGGAATACGAATAAAGTCCTCTGTCTCTTCCGGCTTGGTGACTAGGTCTTTCTCAATTAAACTCTCAATGTCTTTTATGAGTTTGTCTGACTTTATTGCGCCCTTCTCCACCATTTCGGTCAAAGCATCTCGGTTACTAGGAATCATTACTGCCGAATACTCTACCAGTTCCCATTTGGTGTATTTGCGTCTGGGTCTGGTGTCAGCCTCTCCGTCCTTCGGGGGCTTTCCCTTCTCCTCCGGCTCCTCCCACCTAAGGGGGATGAACCCTATCGACCAGCCCTTCAGCGCCGGGCCGGTCCCGGCTACATCCTCGGTGTAGAGCTTACCGACTTCCTGAGCGAAATCATGGTTAAGGAACACAGTCTTCGCCAATAGGCCTCTCTTCTTGCCCTTGGTCGCCTTCTTCACCCAGATGTTCTTTCCTACCGGAAGACCTCGGTAATCATGCCCGTAGGGCACCACAGGGTTCTTGCGGTAATAGGATAGGACCGCACCCTCGGGATCTATCTCCTCGTTGTCCCTATCCTGACCCTCCATGTTGATGAAACTGACCACCCCTTCGTCGTCAGTCTCGGCCTTTTCGGCCACAACCCCCTTTCTCACTAATTCCAAATCATCAACGTCTATCTCATTTTCTTTGGCCAGATCCTTGGCCCAACCCGGGTGCACGTCTTTGAGCTTGAATCTCTCGGTGACCAGTTCCTTCATTTATTATCATCTCCTGATTATTTTCGATAAATTAGGACGTGGATATTCCTTCTGTAAAAAACATCCACCTAATGGATCATCTACCAATACACAACTTCTCCTGAAAATCCTTAACCATTTTGACCTGTTGGGATGACGGCACTCTCCAAACTTCCCATAAAATTGGCAGTTAGGATTAAATACAATTCCCATCTTTATCTCCTTTGCTTTTATTTATTGATAATATTTCTCAAAAGGGGCTGGCGGGATTATTGCATACCCGCAACATCCCAGGATCACTGCCATTATGGGATTACAAGGGTGCACTCATAACTGGAGTCCTCACCGTTTGGCACTCATCCCTCCAGCAAGATGCCTTACGCCGTGATCAGCGTTGTTCAGCCACAGCCCAAATTGTCAATAAAAAAACCCAGACCGCCCGTGCGCACGGTCTGGGCTGGCTTCCCGTCATAAAATGAGGGGAAGGTTCATTTATCCTCAGGGGAGCGACCCCAGCGGTTATCAGGATTGTCAAATAGTGCTTTACTCTATTTCAGCAATTATTGTACAACGGCAAAAAACGTGAGCTGGAGGATAAGGGACATCAGCGTAATCAACGCTTAATGACTCTTCACCAACTGTAAATGTATCCCCTTGATTAAGAAAATTCTTTTTTAACTCTATTGTTCTATCATGAAGTTCATGGCAAAAAGGGCATAATCGCTCATCTAAGGCTGCATACCAAGTTTTTTTAGTTACGACCCCTGACTGGATAAATGCTTCCTCCGTCGCAAAATTACTCGCTCGAATTGTTTCGCTTCTTGATATCTGCAGGGCCCTTTGCCTAGTAGCAAAATCAAAAACTTTGCTCACCCGCTTCCTCAGCTTAGGAATACTCTCGCCTTCCCTTATTCCCTCTTGTAAAGTTTTTTTTAATTTATTAAGCGTGGTCTTGTTGACTTCTTTGGAATATTTCTTGATGAATTTTTTCTGAAATTGAATTACTGCCGGGGACTCTATGTCGAAATCTACGCCAACTGCCAAGTCGGCCATCGTACTAGCCCCTACATCCTCAATCACTCCACCGATGAAGGGCTTTCCTTCCTTGCCAAATCTCGCTGTCCACTCAGTCTTATTGAATAGCCATTCTGTCTCCCAGTTCTGCAGCGCCGGCGGCAACGCTCTTGCTATTTCCTTCTTTGGCATATTAGAAAGAACTTCTTTCTCCTGCTGGCCAAAAAGCTCCCTCAGCTTGGCGGTGAATTTTTTCTCCCAGGGAGCTTGGCGTTTTATAAATAGGAATCATCTGCGTTCTTTCTTGTCTAATTCTTTCCAAATGGCGTCAGCCACCTGGTCTATGGCATTGTCGTTAAACAATTCAATTAGCATTCAATTTTTCCCTAACCCGCTTGGCTATGCGCTGCGAGAGCTCCTGAATTCGCTTCTCGGAAGCTCCGCCTATGGGCATAACGTTCATGGGAAGATATATGTAATTTCCTCCGTCCGCAGGGCCCTTACCAAGCTCTTGCCTGGCCTCGTTGATCATTAGTATTCCGGTTTTGGTATAGTCACAAAGCTCATTCTTTTTCTGCTCCCTGTCCTCCGGAACTGGATTATCGTAGACACAGAAAAGATTATCATCGTACAGGGGCAAAGCCCGCTCGTTCAGTTTCTGCTCTCGGAGCTTTAGCCTAGGAACAATAGTATCTTTGGCATACTGGACTTCCCCAATTTGAGCGTTGGCCAAATTGACGTCCTCAGTGGTCATCTTGCTCATGGGAACTCCGAATATTCCGGCAATCTCCTGCATGGTGAGCTTGCGGCCAACTAGGAAACTTAACTCTTTGGGGGAAAACCCCAATTCCTTGATATCCATTCCCCCCTCTAGAATACCAGGCTTTCCGGCCCTGGTCGGGCCCCGATAAAGCGCGTCCCATGTCCCCCTGAATCTTTCCCTTTGCTCATCTGTAAGATGAGTTCCGGATTCCATTTTAACGATAAAATCAGGGCGGGCTTGATTTTTAAGAAGATTGATCTCATAGGATTTGATATACTCATTCACATTTACTGCTGCCATTGCCCCCTGAAGAGGTCCCATTCCATACAGGGTATCCTGCGGATTGGGGAATCTAAAATGGACCACCTCGTCCACTTCCAGCCTCTGGGGCTCCCCGAAGCCCTTTTGCCGAAGCTCGTAATGGTCGACATAAGTCCTGCGGGAGGGTACAATCTCGACCCGATGCGAGGGAAGAGTCCAGATCTCTGCGGGAATCCTCCTGTCGCTCATCCCCCGAAGGCCCGAGGGAACCAGATACCAGTAACCGTTGCCGGTCAGCTCTTGGAACAGTTGCGTCTCGATATCGGCATCGAACTGGTTCCTTTGGGGATTGACGTTCTTCATTAAATCAAGGAACGGGTGCTCCTCGACTTCCTCGATCTCGATGTCCTTCCGGATATAGGGAGCGACCCTGTCGTTGCGAAGGTAACAGTCGAAGGTCTTGCTGGTCACCGGGATGTGGTTTATCCTAGCAGTTTTCCTTCCGGCCTGGCGTCTCAGGTATAGCCTTAAAGGAACTTGTGCTACGCTGGAGGCGTTTATGAAGGCACACTTGTAGACCCAGGATGTGTAAAGCTCGACCGCCCTATCGTAGTCGCCCGGAGTTGTTCTTCCTTGCGCCAGCTCCCAGGGAGTGAAGAACGTTCGTAAGAATCTGTTTGATTTAAGGCCCACCGCCCAGGCGAGGCGGTTGAAAAAGTCCTTTATTTTCATTTCATACCACTATCCATATCTTTGTCCTAACATTTGTTCTCTTTCGGTCTTCACTTTCAGCTTTTCCTCTAGCTCGTTCAGTTTATCGATTATCTCGTTGACCGTCTTGACGTTGACCTGCTCCTTCTTGGTTATTTTTTCCATAAACCTCTCCTATAATCCATAACGTTGCTTAATAATATCTTCCCTCGTCTTCGGCCCCTCCACCTTCGACTTCTCCTTCCAGGGGTTGATGAGCCGGGGTTCGACCTTCTGGCCGTGGGTATAGATTGCATACCTTTCTGAATCCATCAAATGATCACGAAACTTGACGGGCTCCTCCAGAACGTTGCCGTCCTTATCCTCCTTGTATTTGTATGAGCGCTTTTCGTTGATGAGATTGGTGCTTCCCTTGTGAACGTGCACCCTCAGCCTCTTGACGAAGTCGATCCCGTTTTTGACGCTGTTCTTTCCTTTTTCCGAAGGGTGAACATTGAACCCCGCCCGCCCGATCTCCTCTATTTTCTCTGGGGCTTCTGAGTCCCCATATATCTCAGCATCTTTGGGAACAAGATTTTCAAGCTTGCCTATCAGATCAGCATTGGTCAAACCGCTCTCGTACAGCAATTCCCGCTCGTAGTACTCCTGGTCTTTTATTCCTATTTCAAGGAGCGCGCTCGGATTATTAAAGCCAAAGTCCAGTCCGTAGATGATCTCATCGAAACTACTGGGCCACTTCTCTGTGATATCCCAGTTGGAATAAATGATGTTCTTTAAAATCCCCCATTTTCCGAGAGTATAAATCTGATAGTAATTCTCATCCTGCCCCTTCAGCTTCTCAAGCTCATCTTTATAATCCTGGGAAAGGAAAGGGTTGTCCTTATAAGTGCTGTAATCGACTGCTACATTGTCATCCCCGGTATCAATAAGTTCCCTTTTGATCCAACTCAAAGAGCTGACCGGATTGAAGCTCAAAAATATCTGATTTTTAGTATCGGTTTTTCTCCGGAGCCTTAGTTTAAGTTGAAGAAAGTCCTCATAAGTTAATTCGGTTGCTTCTTCAATCCAGATATAGTTGCCAAACTCTATTGATTTCTTTTTCTCCGGATCATCCATTCCCAGAAAAAGAATGGCATTGTTTCTTACCTGGAGTAGAAGCTCGGACTTGTTAATTTCATAGGGGATACGATATTCCTGAAGTAGGTCTCGAATGAGCTGCCAGCAGCTTGCCTTCTGAGTAGCCCGCACCTTTCTAACAATTAAAATTCGTTTATCCTCTTGATTACAAAGATTCAAAATGATATGCTGAGCTATAGACCACGATTTAGATGAGCCTGCTCCGCCTACAAGGACATTTATTCTTTTCTTTGTATTTCTCAACCAGTCAAAGAGCCTAGTTGCCTTTATCTTTATTGTTGACTATCTCCACGGTGAATTTTGGGGGATTCTCAAAAGAGATATCTTGCTGCGCTTTGTCTGGAATAAATTTTTTAATTAAAGCGACAAGAACAGCATCATTTCTATAAGCCCGCTCAACAAAATGCTCAAGTAGTTTTTTATCTTTTTGTTCTTCAACTGCCTTTATGGCTTTGCGTAGCTCCTCTACCTCAGGCTTTGGGGCTCTCCCATTCGGGTTGCCTGATTGGCCTTTCACCCATTGACCTTTGTTATTTCGTTTTACTACCACGTGTTGTCACCTGTTAAGCAGGACTATCGCTAATTTTGACCTGAACTTCCTGGTCAGCTCTCATAAGCTCATTTAGCTTATTCGCTATTTTTGGATTTTCAGCATTGAAATCTATTATCAG